AATCCAGGTGTCAACGACGGATGAAAAGTGATCCACTTATATCTCCACCAACGGCCCAATATTGATCCACCGTTTTACTCAGGATTAGCTTCTGCTATAACCCCGGCCTTTCGTTTCTGTCTGAGTCGATAGCTTTCTCCTTTGATTTGAACGACATGTGAGTGGTGTAAGATACGGTCCAGCATCGCTGAGGTCAGTGCTGCATCACCGGCGAACGTTTGATCCCACTGCCCGAACGGCAGATTGGATGTCAGGATCATTGCGCTCTTTTCGTAACGTTTAGCGATGACCTGGAAGAACAGCTTTGCTTCTTCCTGACTGAACGGCAGATAGCCTATTTCATCAATGATGAGCAGGCGGGGGGCCATTACTCCACGCTGAAGCGTCGTTTTATAACGGCCCTGACGTTGTGCCGTAGATAACTGAAGTAACAGATCTGCTGCTGTTGTGAAGCGAACTTTGATACCTGCACGGACTGCTTCATAGCCCATCGCTATTGCCAGATGGGTTTTCCCCACACCTGATGGCCCCAGTAACACGATATTTTCATTACGTTCTATGAAGCTGAGTGAGCGTAACGACTGGAGTTGCTTCTGCGGTGCTCCGGTGGCGAATGTGAAGTCATACTCTTCGAACGTTTTCACCGCCGGGAAGGCTGCCATTCGGGTATACATCGCCTGTTTACGTTGATGACGTGCCAGTTTTTCTTCATGAAGCAGATGCTCCAGGAAGTCCATATAACTCCATTCCTGGTCTACTGCCTGTTGTGACAGCGCAGGCGCTGCGCTTATAAGGCTTTCCAGTTGCAACTGCCCGGCGAGCGCCATCAGTCGTTGATGTTGCAGTTCCATCATCACGCCACTCCTCTGCAGAATGAGTCGTAGATGGAGAGTGGATGATGCAGGGGGTGTTTGTCGAAGTTCACCAGATTTTCATCAAGATGCACGTCATACTCTTTTTTCTCCGGAGCAGTGCCAGCACGGACTGCTGCTCTTCGAGCCATCGATCGCAGGGACGTGCCTGGATTGTTTCATGCTTTCGTTGGTTAGCGACATCGTGCAGCCAGCGCAGACCGTGGCGGTTGGCTGTTTCAACATCGACAGTGATCCCCATCGGGCGCAGGCGAGTCATTAGTGGGATGTAAAAACTGTTACGGGTGTACTGCACCATCCGTTCCACCTTACCTTTAGTCTGTGCCCTGAAGGGGCGACACAGTCGGGGAGAGAAGCCCATCTCCTTGCCGAACTGCCACAGCGAAGGATGGAACCGGTGCTGACCGGTCTGATATGCGTCACGTTGCAGAACCACAGTTTTCATATTGTCATACAACACTTCGCGCGGCACACCACCAAAGAAGCGGAACGCATTACGATGGCAGGTCTCCAGCGTGTCATAACGCATATTGTCAGTGAATTCGATGTACAGCATTCGGCTGTATCCGAGAACAGCAACGAACACGTGAAGCGGTGAGCGGCCATTACGCATAGTGCCCCAGTCAACCTGCATCTGTCGTCCGGGTTCAGTTTCGAACCGAACGGCAGGCTCCTGCTCCTGAGGAACCGAGAGAGAACGAATGAATGCCCTGAGAATGGTCATTCCGCCACGATATCCCTGGTCTCTGATCTCGCGAGCGATTACCGTTGCCGGGATTTTGTAAGGATGAGCATCGGCGATGCGTTGACGAATATAATCCCGGTATTCATCCAGGAGTGAAGCAACAGCAGGTCGCGGCGTATATTTTGGCGGCTCAGATTTTGCCTGCAAATAACGTTTAACGGTATTGCGGGAGATCCCCAGTTCTCTGGCAATCGCCCGGCTACTCATTCCCTGCTTGTGCAGGATTTTAATTTCCATAACTGTCTCAAAAGTGACCATAAACTCTCCTGAATCAGGAGAGCAGATTACCCCCTGGATCTGATTTCAGGCGTTGGGTGTGGATCACTATTGCACCGTTCGTGACAGGTGGAACGGCGAAAACCAATTCTGCTGGCTGGTTCCTGAAGGACAGTACCCGGCACGAATGGAAGCCATTAAGGGATATTTCCCCGGCGACCTCGTTCCGTATGGTGCTTATTTCGCCTTAAAAAATGCACAAGGTGTAGTTGTTCCGTGGGTTCCTTCTGTAGGCGACTTACTGGCATGTGACTGGTTTGTAGTGGAGTGATTTAACGTGGAAAATACTAAAGCAATTCAATACCGCTTGCGTAATGGCCTGCTGGTGGCTGTTAACGCCGACATGTCACTGCCGTTTGACACGATTGAACGCACTATCATGACGTATCTCGGCTTTAATGAAGGGCTGAATGAAGAGCATGGCGTAGCTATATGGAGTGATGCAGAAAGCGGCGTTCATCGTTACATAACCGCCAGGGGCAAAGACTACTCTCTGGAAGAACTGTTTACCCTTGCACAGTCTTTCGAATGTGTAGCATTAGACATGTTTAATGATCCTGCTATAGCGCAACGACTTATACGCGAGCTTGGGCTATCCGTTACACCAATTATCTTTAAGAATGGCAGCCTGACTGGCACATGGCGCGTAGAACGCATCTCAAACTACCTTCCATATAACCGACAGTTAAATGGAGTAATCTCCGGCGTTAATCAGCCCGTAGCGTGTGAAAATGTAAACCTGGTTGTCGCTGTTTTGGCAACCGCATGTCGTGTTATCGGTTTGGCTAAACAGGCATTTATTCATTTCCCAAATGGTGCAGAAGGTAGCGCAGAGATTATCGCGTGTGATTTCGAATTTACCTGGATGCTACGCGAATATCTGGACCAAACAGTATTCCGTGCCGAAGAACTGGATATGTATATAACGTCAACGATTCCAGACGATGTACGAGCAGAAGCAATCGCTACAGCCAGGGCGAAATGCCGTGCGGCGATTGCAGAACGGGCCAAAGAAGAACAGGCCAATGATACAGCGGCAGAAGAGGTGAAATAACAAAAAGCCCGCTTGGTATGGCGGGCTTCTTTTCAAATACTGGAAGCACTTTGTCTGCTACCAAGCATTCTCTGTTTAAGCACAACCATTTCCTGACGGCATAACACAGCAATAGCGGTCCTGGCACCAATTTGCTTACCAACCAGGTATTGCTTTACCTCGCGGCGACTCACGCCATCAAGAAGCATCTTTAACGCTTCACGGGACAACTTGTTGTATTTACGTGCCATTAATCTACTCCGCAGAACCATACAATCTACGTAACGTGTCGGCGACAGAAGATACAGATATCTCGCCAGTCGCAGCGCCTACAGTAAGGTCTGCCAGTTCAGGTGAATCAAATACCTGCACCCCGTTACGGCGTAGAAATAGCAGCGCACTGTTTAACGCGGTACGCTTATTGGCATCATTGAATATATGCCCTCTCGCTGTAGCCACCAGGTAGGTGGCGGAGACTTCGAAAAGGTCGGTGATCTCTTCGTAGGCAACTCTGGCCTGAACTCTCCCGATAATGGCCTCTGCCCTACCCGGATCAGACATTCCCGGCAGGCCGCCGTAGCGGTTTATATTCGCATCATGAAGCGCAATAAGTTCTTCCGGTGATATATGCCTCATTATCGGTTAACCAGTTCCTTGTTGGTGGAGTCCAGGGTGTCAAACAGGGATGCAAATTCAGCATCCAGCGCCGCTTTTTTGTAGGCTTCGAAAGTAGCCTTGCTGACAATTACTGCTGGCTCACGGCCTCTGCGGGTGATTTCAACCTCTTCCCCGGCCTCAACATTGTTGAGCACTTCAGAAAGTTTGCCGCGCGCGGTACGGAAGTTAATGGATTGCATAAACACCTCGTGTGCTCGTTATGTGTACGCAATTATAGGTTTTAATGATGCTGAATACCACTTCTTGGTGCCTTAAATCCTCGAGATGCAGTCTTGCAATTGCTGGGATTAAGCAGAATAAGTGGTTGGGATTCTGAGCAGTAATCCAATCTTGGCTATGTGCTCATATGGCAGCTCTCCGGTTTTACCATCATGTATCGAGGCTATCAGATTCAATTCTTGCGCCGCTTTACGAATTTCAGTTTCTGATGGAACAAGGCGAAAACCGATGTGTAACATTTTGATATAGAAAGGTAATAGTTCGTACTTCACCCGTAACTGTGCTGCCGCATCTTTCAAATCATGGATGATTTCTTGTTTTAAGTCAGAGCGGGGATTCGATAGCTTTGCTTGGTTAGACAATAACAGATGCGATATTTCCCCCAACTGTTCCTTGAATGAAATGTAAGACTCAACCCCCTTGATGATGAGTCGACCTAGGACAAAAACGCTTACTCCAGTGACAACAGTGACAAAAGCAGACGAACTCATTCGCGTACCTAAAAAGAGAATTATAACCTCATCTTATCTTCAAGTGAGTAACCGCGTCTAATGGGAGGAATCATTTAAATGGCCAGGGCGATATAGATCCAGTCATGCCTCTCTATGGTTTCTCTGAAAACAAATCATATAGCAGGACTATCATCAAATTCACCGCCCCTGGCGTCATTGATAATGTGGGTGATCACACCAAAAACAGCATTACTGCCCGTGTATCCATCGTCATCTACTGGTAACGCCTCTTTCTTCCCGGTGCTTAAATCCTCCAGGTGCTGGCGCGGATACTTCCTGTATCTCTTTATGCGATATTCACCCTCCATAGCGCACACAAGCAGAGAACCATCAACCGGAGTAAGCGAGGAATCAACCACCAGCAAAGCACCCTGCAATATTCCCTCACGGTGATGGCTATCAGCTGCCCGCATGAAGTAGGTTGCTGATGGATGTCTAATTAGTTGCTGATCAAGAGAAATTCGGCTTTCAACATAATCCGCCGCAGGAGAAGGGAAGCCCATAGCGTTTTACCTCAATGATACTGTTTATTCATACAGTATACATTGAAAAGGCATAGTTTGTGAAAGCGGGGTTTGTAAGCAACACCGCTGGCGGCAAGGTCTACGTTCACCTTGTCTCGCTCTTCCTGGCTTTTAGCTGCTATATTTCGATCTGACACAAGAAACCTCCAGGAGTTAGTGGATCAGGCACATGCACAATAACGTTCTCAATGTTAGCCGTTCAATTCAGACAATCAGAGACTGCACCAGTGTGGTGGCATCAATCCCATTGCGAAACAGCATAGACGAACTGCAAATTCGTGTATTGAATCTGAATCAGGCTAATAAGCAATTGCGCTTTATTTTGACGCTGAAAAGTGAAACAGAGGGGATAAAGCACAGCGTAAAAGTGTTTTCTGAGGCCATTCTGCTTAATGGGAAGCTCCGGCATCTGGTAAGGCCAGAACGTCAATATCCTGACGTCCTGGCGCGTGAAAAAGACCTTCTTTCTGAAGTTCAGGATAGGGTGATCGATTTCGTCAAATGCTATCCCCTGCATTGAGGGCAGGTGTTCCCTTCCGCAAAGTAGGGAAAACTGCTATCAAGTTCATCACACCATCTGCGATGGTCGTAGCACCAAAACGCCTCCCACGGTGCACGGAAATACTTCATCCACCAGGACACCCGATCAGGTATATCTGCTGGTGGCAGTTCTTCTGGCAATAATTTGCCTGATAATTCCCTTTCCGCCCGCGACAGCATTTTTTTGAGGCTCGCGTTCTCTTTTTCAAGCTCATCTACGCGCACCTGTAATTCAGCTTTCGTTGGCATGGTCCGCCTCATGCTTTTCAGCCACCAGCGGCAATAAAGCCTTGGCCATCCTATGAACCAATAGTGCATCAATAATGCCAAGCGTATGCCCCGGCTTAATGTTTAATGCCGCCTCAAGGTGACACCTTTCCAAGCCACTTTTCTCGGCTTATTTATGATGATCTGGTGTAATAACGTCGCCCAAAACACGGCTAATTCTTTCTCGTAATTGCTGGGTGCCAGCACTCTTGATCGCTGTATCGTGGAGACGGTTAACCAGTTCGCGATAAACATGCGGCTTAATTCGGATACGTTCACCGGTGACGCCCTTTCCTGGCGCTGGCACCGAACTATCCGGAATATCCGGATAGTTGCCAGCCAGTCTACGCAAAACGGCCTTAACAGCCTCAATACGGTCATCATCGCAATTTTCCAGCGTATCTATGCGATCGAGCATGATGATGGCGTTATCAATATCAGGATTGCCGGTCCACTCATTACCGCGATTGGATTCGGCAGCCTGGTTGCCGCGTACTGGTTGATTATCGGCTTTACCCAGTCTGTCGTTGCTGCATGAATGCCCTTCCAGCAAGGCCAATGCTTGTCGCATGAAATACGCAATATGTTTGCCGTGGTAATCGTCTTCATCGATGTGAAAAGCGATACTGCGGATGTATTCAATTGCGTTTTCAATGGCCTCCGGCGTTATCGGCGCTGACATATTTTGATTTTGGAGTGCCAAGACGCGGCTGGCATCCTCAACACCTTTAACGGCATCTGCGCAGTAGTTATAGCGATTGCATTCCACTAACTTCTGCTTGAGATTTTCAATTGCTTGCGCGACATCAGCCTGTATTTCTGGAACTGGCGGAACGGCTGTTTGCTCTCGAACGTCATTAGTCGCTATCGGTTCTGCTGCCAACTGACTGGCATATTTGTTAATGGTAACGATAAGCTCTTGCTCAGCCTCATCCAGACAATCACCGATACCTCGCCTGTCACCGTCAAAATCATCGAAATCGGCACGAATCTTGGCAACCTTCTGGATTGCGGACAACACCTCACTAGGAATTACCGGATAGTTGGTTGACGTTTCCGCGATTTCCCGAAAATTATTGGTTGACGAATTCTTGTTTTCCCGAAAGTTTCCGGACTGAAGCATGGCGGCGCGGCAGGCGTTCCATATTTCGGCAGCAATATCGCGCTCGCTATCGGTTAATTTGTACGTGGAAACATAGCCAGAGAGCATTTCTACGTTTTCCGGAGTTGCTTCTTCCGGCACTACCGGCGCTGGCGGGGCGATGCGTCCAAGCAACTTATTTACCTCTTTCGCCATCGCGTCATATTTATCTAAATGGCGATTAGCTTCTAAGCAGACTCGGCGCATCTGATCTGAGTTAACTCGTTTAACTGGATCTGCTTCCAGCGATGCCAGCGCAATCCGTGCCAGTTCCATTTGTTCACCACGGGTAAGCCCGTTTTCAAGCGGATTTTTAATGAACAATTCAATACGTTCTTTGGTAATAGTGGTCATTTGTTAGTCCTTAAACTGCTAGTTGCAATTGCATTTCAAAGCGGTCGCGTTGTTCACAATACGCAAGAGAACCAGGGCTATTGTGTGCCTCAATCCGTTCTACCATTAATGCTGCGCGTGTCTCTTTACTTGCAGGTGCATAAGCCCCAGACCAGGCTTTATCAATACCGATGTTTCGAGCGACGTTCGTACTATCTGCGCTGGCTAAGGGTAATTTTGTGAATATCAGCGGATTTAACATGCGCAATCCATGTAGTTTCGTAACCGGCTGACCATGCCCATCAACAATGTGACGAATCAGGTCTTTCATTCTGGCTACCGCAAGAGTTGGGCGCTTTACGTCATAGTCGCCACAACTACCGATAGCCACTCGCGGAAGCTCATTGCACAAATGAATAAATCGCTCGTCACTTTCATTCATGTGCCACACTGGAACGCCAGCTAGTTTTCCGTGAGGCCACTCATTCAGAAGCGCATCATTTTCCTCCTCTCCGCCATCAATAACATCCGGGATAATGGCAAAATCGAATCCTGGGTGATTCTTCCAGCGAGCAACAAACTCGTAGTAATCGCTCCAGTCGATTTTGTTTTTGCCAGCTGCTTTCCAGGCGGTGAATGCACCGTTGTCCAGCGCGAACGACTGACAGTATTCAGCCGCGAGATTGATCTGGCCTGAATGCGCAAAACTGATAAACGCATGTCGCCCTTTCCATGCTCTCATTGCGCACGTATCAGGAGTAATAGGCCCACCGTGGTAGTGAATCATCTCACTCTCCTTTGATGCGAATGCCAGTAGCGCGGATTGCATCGATGACTTCAGAAACTTTGTATGCCATTACCGTTTGGTAATCATCGTGAAAATCTGTTCGATGAAGCATGCTGCTACGTTCCGGGAGCAGTATTTCCCGCTCCTCCAGTTCAGCAATACGCTTGCTCCCATCAGAGATAACGCCTTCGTAATATTCACGCTGCTCGTTGAGTTTTGATTTTGCTGCTTCAAGCTCAACACGCAGTTTCCCTACCGTTAGCGCAATATCCTCGTTCTCCTGGTCGCGGCGTTTGATGTATTGCTGGTTTCTTTCCCGTTCATCCAGCAGCGCCAGCACGGTTTCTGGTCCGGTCAGAAATTTGAAGGCGTTGAGCGCATCAATATCCACACCGTAATCTTTAAGTTCCTGTTCACTTAACAAATCATCATCAACTGGCAACATTAACAGGCGTTCCATTGCTGGAGTTGCACGTTCTGCCGCCTCACGCAGTGCCTGGTAATTAATTTTGCTCACTGACTGCCTCCTTCTTAATCAGTTTACACAGGTGCTCCACAGCCACAGAGAGTGCATCCACCGCTCGTTTATCCAGACGCGGGGCCAGAGCAAGCAGTTCATTTATTGCAATCTGAATACCATGCTCCGCCGCCAGCGCCGCGCGATTGCTCTCCAGCTCTGCAATTTGGCACATGGCATCAATATTTTTGTCCTCCAGGCGCTTAATTTCGCCTAGGAGTGCCAGTGCCACCGATGGCGTGAACGCCATACGAAACGCCACAAAATTTTGATGCATAGGTTCTGTTTCTACTGCAACTGCCGCATCTCGCAGTGCCTGATAGTCAATTTCGCTCACTGGTTGTCTCCACAAAATTCAATGCTGCATGCTCCTGTTTAATTCCCATACGCTCTAATGCGATACGAAAAATTTCTGGATCTTTTTCTATTCCTGTAAATCGGCGCCCTGATTGTTGGCACGCAACGCCAGTAGTTCCGCTACCCATAGTGAAATCCAACACTGTGTCGCCAATATTGCTATATGTCTCAATCAGATATCTCACCAGAGCCAGTGGCTTTTGTGTTGAATGAAGTGCCTGCTTTTGCTTGTCGCTGGAGAATTTCTGCACGTCTCTCGGATAGCGACTTGTTGAATCGTAAACGACCTTTTTCAGCGCATCGCCATATACATCAGTATTCAGCCTACCTCTTGTTGAGGTTTTTCTGGCGTGCCCATACGTCATCTGTGGGTTGTATGTCGGTTGCTTTCTGTAAAAAACTTCAATATTTTCATGCGCTCTTAAAGGTTGTTTTTTTGCGTTCAAAAATCCTGTCGCGTGTGGCTTTTCCCAAATCCATTCTGTTTTCCAGTCACGAAGATTGCTGTTGACCAGCACGCTGGTAAAAGGCTGAGCGGAAAACAGAACAATTGCAGCGTTCGGTTTGGAAATACGGTAAATCTGCTTCCACATCAACTGCAGGTCGAGAACAGAATCCCAGCGACACCGAGTTGTTCCATATGGAATATCGGCACATACAAGATCTACGGAGTTGCTGGCGATTTGCGGAAAGATGTCAAAGCAATCTGCGTTGTGAAGGCAAATCATTCACCCACCCCACTCATCACAATATACTTCGACAGGCGTTTTCCCTGCTTCATAGCCATCTCGCCATGCTTCTGCATCATAAAAGCTTCCGCCGCGCCCAGAACTGTAACCATTGCCGTTATGGCAATGGAATGAGACGTTATTACCCACAGTTTCACGCAAGCACATCATGTAAAAGCGGTTATTCACTAGTTACCTCCGCTTCCCACGTTTTCAGACTTTCACCACAGAACGGGCAAAATGAAACTCGAATAGGCGATTTAGAAAATTCACCAGACCGCAGCATGATCAGGTCTTGTGAATGAATTAATTCATGGTTATAGATTTTGTATTTCAGCAGACCTTTTCGCGTCGTGTATTCAGCATCCTGCTCCAGAGATTGTGCCAGCGCCGCGCACGGTTCTATTTTTCTGTCATTAATCAAACAAGTGGAGATTCTGCACTTTGCAGCTCCGTCACCGTTACCTTGACTCATTGTGTTGTTCCCATCAGTTATTGAACGTGATCACTCCGCGCTCGATGGCGAAGTCGAAAAGCTGGTTAGCGGCTACGTAAAGGCGTATGCCATGTGCTTTTTCCCATGCCCGGACATCGTTTTCTGCGCTTCTGGCGCAGTCATCGCAAAGAGGAACAGCCCAGCGGTCGTGTTCGTTTAACGAGCGGGCGCGGTACATGAATGGGTGATTAACCTTGCCGCCGCAGCCTACACACGGGCGAGACACCACAAACCGGAGATAAGCCGGGCTTTTTCCGAGTAAGGTTTTTGGACGGCGCATATATAGGAGGCCAGAATCTTCATCGACGGACAGATTGACGATCTGCTCTGCGGAAATATCCACCAGCTCGCGGGTACTATGCTCCCAGGTAATATCCGACTCTTTCAGAGTGCCGGTAGGGATTTCAGTTTTTGGCTGACAAAATGCAATGCGACCAGCTTCATCAGGCAGTTCGTCTTTAAGATTCCGGCGAATGGCCCAAAAGGTGAGTTCAACCATGCTCAGATCGCGATCTGGCGGAAGTTTTAACTCGCTGGCAGCCCAGTTCATAATCCAGTTGGCGCGATTCAGTGACAGTTGGTCTTCCAGCTTGCCGTATCCCTTCATCATGTATTCCGCATCATGCTTCCAGCACAGGCGAACGGCAGAACCGTTATAGAAATGGGTGGTTAGCTGGTGGCTGCAATCGCGCTTATCATGCGCCTGGCAATCGTGAATGTTGGTGCTAACCCAGTGAACGAGAGAATCCTCACCACCTAACGCGTTAAATACACGCTCACTTTGAAAAAAGGGTGCCAGTGACTGGTTGGCAACCAGTGAATAATTCAGGTCAACGACACCATCAGGGGTGTTTTCAGCCTGTTCACGCGGCAATGGGGATATAAGAAAACGGCGTCCTGCGCCGATGTAATTGCTGGTGGGCTTATCTACAGGAAAGACAGCCACACCAGTTTCATTTACGACATATGGGGTGATTATTGCACTCATAATGCATACCGACTCTGTTTTGTTCCGAGCGGTAAAATAATATGTTAGAAAACTAAAATCAATGTTCTAACGCAATTTTGAGTGCGTAAATGATTTGATCAGACTTTAAGCTGCCCTCCCTTCACCTGCATTAGCGTCAGATTTCCGCAAAAAACCGCGCCCGTGTCTATGTAGTGCTGATTCCAGTATGCTTTTGGTCTTCGTACCGATGTGTGCCCAAAGATAAAGCGATCTGCGCCTGTGATTTCTCCACCAATGCCATCTATCGAATCACCGACGCGACTGCGCGACCAGACAACATCAAAAAGCGACACATCCTTACCGAACTGGTACTCTCCACCTGGATAGTCGGCATGGGCTATAACGATAGTTTCATGCCCGGTGTTCAACTCAATGATATATGGCAGACGCTTTACCAGCTCCACCAGCGCCTTGGCTAATATTTCCTGATCAGTGTCCAGCATGAAGAACCATTGTCCGCCATTCATTAGCCAGTTATTCACGTTGCCATCAGGACTTAACGCATCAAGCATCAACCGCTCATGGTTCCCCATTACTGCCCTGAACCAGGGCATCTGCAATAGTTCCAGACATTCGACATTTTCAGTACCGCGATCGATAAGGTCGCCAACCGATATCAGTAAATCCTGCGCCGGGTCAAAATCCACACGATGGAGTTCGGACATCAGTCTGGTGTAGCAACCATGCAGATCACCAACAACCCATATGTTTCTATAGCCAGAACCATCAATACGGCTATATAAATTCACTTCATGCAGAGCCTGGGTCATGCAGCAACCTTCTCACGCAGCCAGATACAAACCGGACCATCTTCAGTGTCATGAATAGAGCCAACAAACCAGCCTTCACCCTCTGGTCGCTCCGGTTCCCAGGCGGCAATATCGGGACCAGCTGCGTCCAGATCAAAATCATCTTCATCCATACTGCGAATAGTCCACTGAAGATTATTTTCCTTCATCCAGGCGTCAAATTCCTCAGTAGAAATATATTCACGACCTGCGCAAAACTTCTCATACTCCGGATGTGTCCAGCAGCCATATTCATCACGTTCTACCGGCATTTCTTTAATGATGCTCACTCTTCATCCTCCAAGTCGGCAACGGCCTCCATCACATCAGAACCGCGAATAACCTCAAAAGCACGGCAGGCCATTTCAAACACCTGTTGTTCTTGCGGATGCGGTGACTCCCAATACTTAAAACCAGGTCGATGCTCGTAACCCATCATGGAATAAAAATCGCCAGCAAGTTCAATCGCGGCATCAACAAGTTCGCGATTTGTCATCGTCTGTTCTGTCATTTGGTTTTCTCCTGTCTGAACATCACTATCATCAGGTCGCCTTTTGTCGCTATTCTGGCTGTTGTGCCTGGTTCAATGCGGCTAAGCTCAAATGCGTCATAGAACGCTTCTAATGCCTTCTGGCGTAGTTCCTGTTTGCGCCGTTTTTTCCACTCTTTTAGGAAAATGGAACCCAGCCATCCCCATGTACGGGACATGATGTAAAGCCAACCGAGAAGTGCCAGACCGGTATTTAGGGCCGTATCGATCGTTATCGTGGTGTCGATATTCACTGTGGTGGCTCCTGCTTTTCTGCCTTTAATACCATGCGAGAACCATCATCCAGCTCCCAATTAATTTCACCGCCTTCAGCCATGACTAGATGCCAAACGAGTTGTGCGGCCTCGTTGGTTACATCACGACCGCGATCATTGCCGACACGACGTTTTGTTCCATCCCCTAAGTCACGCATTTTTGCCAACACGATGGTTTTTGATAGCGGTGAAAAACCAAGCTGTAGTCGTGCGGTATTACTCACTGTTTGCCTCCTTTTCGAAGCTGGGCAGCGAACCTATCAGCTGCATCCGCGCAAGCAGAAGCAACGGAATCAAAAAATGGATCATCTCCGGTATCGCGCATCGTCAAAGCGAATGCCTCCACCCCTTGTGCCTGTATTTCTACAAGGTATGCCTTAGATGTAGTGCTTTTCGCCTCGCCTAATTCGTTATGAGCGATGTTCGCTATACATGCGATGTCTATATCTGGATGATTAATTGGGCAATGGCTAAGAATTGCCTCAAGTGCTGCTTTTTTGCTTTGGCATTCCGCCACCATCGCCCCGCAATTGCTTTCATATTCGGCAATACGCTGTTTAGCAGCCTCCAGCTCAACACGCAGCTTCTCAAGCGTTAGAGCCATCTCCATGTTCTCGTCCAGCAGTTCAATCACATCAGGATCGCTATCATCAACTACTGTTATGCGCGATTTTTTGTAATGCTCGTCAGCATAAGTTCGTCCAGTTTTGAAGCATCCGTCGTCCTCCATGCCGGAACAGGCATAAACAACATGTGATCCAGATATGCGCTGCATTGACATTTCCTCGCCACAAACAGAGCATTTAGGCGCTGGTTTCGGTGAAAAACGTTCACGTAACGTATGATAGTAAAGCTCGCTCACTGGCTGCCTCCTTTGCGAAGCTGTTCAGCGATATCTTCGAGAACGCCATCAGAGAATGAGCGGTCAAAATCGCCTTCCCGCGCATTAGCCATAAACTCAGTAGAGGTAAGAATCATCCGGGCAATATCCGCGGCGTTCTTCGCAGTATCATCAATAAAACCAGCTTCCCAAGCAGCCAGCATTCTGTTCGCCACAAAGTAAGCGCCCTCCTTGCGTGCTTCAGTCTTCACTTCATCCAGGAAAGTGTCGGTCGCAGGAGTGGTTTTTTGTGGTGATAGGGCGATACGAATTGTTTCAAGAGCTGGATCTATTTCCACTGTTGGCACTTTGATAAAACCAAGCTGCACGCCATTCATAATGAACGTGCGGCGATCCTCACATATCGCCTTCAGTCTCGCATTCTCCGCAGCCAGCGCCGCGCGATTACCCTCCAGCTCTGCAATGCGCTGTTTTGCGGTATCAAGTTCAATCGATAATTTTTCCAACTGCTCTTTATGCTTCTTATATTCCTGATATGCGTGCCAGGACTGACCTTTGCGCACACTATCAGTAATATCAGTAATCTGTTCTGGTGTTAGCGTGGTCAGTGGCTGTGCTGGGAAAATCAGCACTTTCCCGGAATCCCAATCAAAACCAGCGTGAATTGACTGAACCTCAACTGAGGGTGTTGAACCAATGCTGCCAGGCGAATGAATAACGATTGTTACATCCATATCGCGACGATGGCTGTGGTTGTTGGACAAAATACGATTCACCAACTCAGAAAATTTGGAGAATTTCATGCGGAGCCTCAATATGCAAAATAGACCGTTGCCACGCCGTTATAGTGATCAAACGATACGGCGTTTACTTCATAACTGGCCGGGAGCTTCGAGCCAAGAACGTATCCGGGCCACGTTTTCCATGGAATTTCTCTATTCTCACTACCCCCATATACCGTACATCCAAGTGAACCTACAGCTTCATTAGAACGCGTGCCGCACGTTATGAATCCCAGATTTTGCTTACTGCTCTTAATGGTGATTGAGTGAACGCTGGCTGATGCATTAGCAGCACGCTGTGCCTGTTGGTTTGCGATATTCGCAGAGTTCGCAGCAGCTACAGCAGCCGTAGTCGCGGCGGTAGAGGCTACAATAGCTGCTGAAGCATGCACTTGTTGGATATTCACCAACAATGCCGCGACAAAAATCATCTTCTTCACTTGTCAGCTCCTTTGCGAATCTGTTCCGCCCATTCTTCAAGGGATTTCTCCGCATATTCACCGGACAGGCCATCAATCGGGTGCGGTTCATTAGCCAACTCTTCTTTCGCTGACAGAATCATGCGTGTAACGTCGAAAACTTCACGTAAAGACTTATTGATAAATCCGTGGTTGAAAGCAGCAGCAAGACGGCTTGCGGTATAGTTAATCCCCTCGTTGCGAGCCTCCGCACGAATTTCAGCCAGAAAAGCATCGGTGGCTGGAGTTTCGCTGTGGTGCAGGGCATCGTTGATAATCATTGCAGCAACTCCGGCCTGCCCTGCATCCGTGACCGACACATGCTCAAGAGTTACAGCCATTGCATGTTTCAGCCCAGCATTCTCCGCCGCCAGCGCCGAGCGTTCTTTCTCAAGTCGGGAAATTTCCGTTACATACTCAGCGTTACGCTCTGCCAGTTGTGCTGGCGTTAAACCTTCAGACTTCATGTACTCTCCTTTCGAAATAAACGTACTGATTAATCATGCTCAAGGGCATTTCGAGTTTTTCTGCGATCTCACGGCGGGGAACACCACACCGATGAAGCTGCCGTGCCAGTTCTATATCGCCCTGCCGGTATTTGGCTGACGGGTGAAAGTCTCCTTTCAGAATCATGCAGATCCGCAGTTGCCGCGCTTTGGTTCTGACAGCACTACCGGTACGCCCGATCAGCCTCCCAATACTCACGACTGTCATAGTCCCGGCGCACTGGCGGAGTATCATGATTTCCGCCCTTCCCCATCCCCGCCAGCTCACGCTGACATCCTCTGAGACATAAACTCCACAAAACGAACTGCATCTTCAGAAACAACGCCGCATGACTTCAGATAATTCATTGCGTCATTAGGTAGCGGATTAGTTGGTTCGGCATTTGCCAGGGATTGAGATAAACGCGTGATTAATTTGACCATTCTCCGCTGCCGGAGGTTGTATCCTTCAGCCAAAGACAGGTAACTGGAAAGGGTTTTGCTTAAGCGGGCGCGAAGCTGATCCGTGCCGTGACATTCAATAGCAACATCACGTAACGCATTTACCAGTTCACGGTAAATATGCGGAGCAACCTGGCATTCAATGTTGGTTTGTGACTCATAAATTACAGTCAGCCCCAGCTTTTCAGCCAGCGCGTGCTCTGCGCGAGCACCAACCGATTCTTCCCATTGATTGAGCAGATAGATCGCATCAGCAGAACGCACCATTGCCAGGCAAATATCCATGTATTCACTCTGGCAAAGGCCACCAGGTAACACAGCTGGATTCAGAACGATATGCCCTTCAGACATCAGCTCGCTCGCTTTCGCATTAAACGCAGCACGGTTGTAATCTGGATAACCAGTCATCGGCCCCGCGATGTAAATTTTCAAAACACGTTTCACCATCAAAATTTCCCCAAAATCGTGACGCAAAACATAAGCACTGCGAAAAGCTCAATACCAAGCTCAAGTAGCGCCAACGCCCCGAAAAACAACACATAGAACAGGCCAATCTCATTCACAGATGGCTGGTGGATCGCACTTAAAGCTATAAGCATCATGTCCTCCAAACAGTTATCAGGAATGATATTAATGTTTTGTGTTAGAAAATCAATTTTGAATATCTAATCATTTTGATCAATCATAGAAAAATCGCTGAAAAGTAAGAGGCAGCCATCATGCAGAAACAGAGCTATTGGGAGAAACAGAGACAAAAAGCCATGCAAAAATTGGCTGACCCAGCCTGGCGAGAGGAACAAAGGGCAAAGCGCCTTCAACAAGCTCAACGCCAGCAGCAGCGAGCGAGAGAAAAAGCCGCATCGCCTGAATATCGGCAAAAGAAAATTGAAAAAGCAAAGCAATATGAACAGCGGAGAAAAGATAAAGCTGTATCCGCTCCGTCCAAAAAACACGCACGTCACGCGGCCTGAAAGGCAGATCACTCACAGCCGATGAACGCCGGATACAGACCGCTATCGGTGCTCTCCCCTGCATTGCCTGCCATATTCACGGGCAACATAGCCCAGTGGTATCCCTGCACCATATCTTCGGGAGAACGGCAGAGAACGCACATAGATATGTCCTCCCTTTGTGTAAATGGCACCACCAGTACGCAGCGCCAGCCGAGGTCCGAGAACAATATCCCTGGCTGGTCCCTGTTCATGCTGACGGAAAAATAGGCGGAAAAGCAGATTTCATGCGGCACAATGCCGATGAAATGACGTTGTATCAGATGGCGATTGAATTGATAAATTAGTTTTCTAACATTTTAAGTTGAATTGTAAATTTCTCCGATGTACATTCACTACCGATTGGCACACCGGTCAACTTTTTGAGACAAACTGTTTAGTTTTTCGTATTATTGCCGCCGCTATACCTATGGCGGTGCAATATAGGTGGCTGAAAAGCCCCCGTTGACTCACGGTGTTCCAGCCTTTATTGCGCCGCCACCAGACCGTGGAACAGTCGATGGCGGCTCCGAAAGCAAGGAGTCACCACACTATGAACAGCTACTGTCTTTTCCCATCACTCGTTGTCCGCCACTCACGCGATAATCTGCATTCTTTACTCGCGCTGGGGGTGTCAAAATGACCGTTCGCTACCTCAACTTTCAAATCCAGAACATCACTGGCGGTTGCTATGACTGGTTTGTCACTCTCGGAAAAGAAGTGATCACCGGGAAGCTGGATGAAGTGAAAGCTAAAGCAATGGCCTACGCCTGCAAGCAAGCCCGGAAGAAATCCGCCAAAGCATAAAATACTGACTGTTGCGCCCTGGCATTATCGTGGGGTATATTTCTACGGCACCTTAGAAAAACGGGTGCCGGGATTGGAACCCCGGATAATGCAAAAGGCGACACAGACGCCGAAAGCGTCTTTTTTTGTGTCATGCCATCGCACAGCCATACGTAGCGTTTAGCTCAGAGATCAATGGTAGTGCTGGCTGGGCTGCCGAAAGGCAGGCCGGTTCCCTTTTGCGCCGGTAGTTCCAACCCAGTCAGTGCTACCGCCATTGAGATTGGAACCTCACGCGGTAGCTCCTTAAATTAGCAAAAGGAGGCTGCCAATATGGCTACTATCCCTACCCCAACTCATTCTGAATTTATCTGGCGTTTCTATTCCTGCCAAAAACACCTGTATATCTGCGTCATGGCTGCTACCGAAGCAGAAGCTCGTTCATACCTTCCTGAAGAACCCTGCATTTTTGCCGCACGCTTCACTCTTGATGCGATGGAGATCCTAAATTACTGGAATCTGCCAATGAACTGCGTGGAGGTGCACTGATGAATCTGTCCATCTCTCAAAAAGCGACAATGACCAGTATTGAGATCGCGGAACTGGTAGGTAAGCGTCATGATAATGTGAAGCGTACCATTGAAGTATTAACTAAAGGTGGTGTCATTCAATTTCCTCAAATTGAGGAAATTGAAAATAAACAATCAGTTGGCCCTCGTCGATTTTCCAAGGCTTACATATTTGAAGGCGAACAAGGAAAACGAGACAGCATCATTGTCGTCGCGCAGCTCTCTCCGGAATTCACCGCCCGGCTGGTGGACCGCTGGCGCGAACTGGAGAATGCCCGGGTACAGTTAAAATCAAAAGCCGAAATTCTGGCTGAAATGGCGCAAATGCATCTTGAGCATGAACGCCGGATCAACGCCGTAAATGCCCAGGTAGCCGAGGTATCAGCACAAGTATCGATGGTCGCTGAAACACTCGAGCAAATCAAGAAAGGCAATATTCCGGAAGGCTACATTGGCTACCGCCAGCTGGCGGCGAAATGTGGCCTGACTGAAGCCAAATGTCGCAACCTGGTTAACGCTTTCCGGATTCCCACCGATACACATGAGTTTTTAACTCCAGATGGTTTGCTTGCGCGACGCTCCATTGTGGCCCTGGTCCCCTTCCGGAAAGCCTTTAAGCAGGTGATGTCGGAGGCAGAACCACGCAATAAACGCTGGTATCATCCAAAGATGGGGATGTTTCAGGCAATCCACCATCCTGTGCCTGAAAGCCCAAAGGATAATCTGTCACTACATACCGTCAGAGAGAAGATCAGGACTGGATACGCAACAGTGTGTCGTCGTTCTTCCTGGCCTGAAGGTATATGGGTGTGGCCCGAAGGTGGATCACGAAAGCACTGGCGCACCATCCGTGACGGGAAAATCCATGCTATTGATTTAGCTCCAGAGGATGTTATTGCTATGGACTGGATTGTTAGTTAAATGCTGCATCCCCGGCGACGCCGGGGATTTAACTGCCAAATAATCGGATTATCCGCACGATGAAAAAAATAGATTTCACTTATTCTGCCGCCACACTTGAGCGGCGCTTCACCCTCATTAGAGAGTTGGAACTGTCAAAAGTCTGGTATCAAATCCTACTGGATGAAGAGTTTTCACTGATGGTTATAGCAGAAAAATTGGCTATGCCTAATGATCGGCACAAGGTCATAGCCAGCCTCGATCTGGTGACAAACAGATACTGGGAAACAGAGGAACTACATGAGGCGGGAGTAATTCGTGACCTGATGGAGAATTCCGTTCCCCGCCGCTATCGTGCAGGGAACGGCATCTCCGTGGTTAAAGGTGTTTAAAGCTCACCTGCGCGCTGTTTTTCAAGCACAGATTTAACATTTGGCGCTTTCCCTTTAAAAGAATGGAAAGTGCCACATTTTTCTGTTTTAACCTCGCGCAGAGCTTCGCCATCGGCGTTCTGCCATTGATGGGATAATGTCATATCACCGCGAGAAGGAACATCCAGCGAGTACAGCGTGTAAGTTCCCCCCATCTCCGCATACTCCTGGAACACATAGCTCATTACGTCAGATTCAGTTTTTCGGTGTGCGTTATCAACCTTATTCCCATTCAGAAATATGGCATCTGGATAGATTTTTATATCAAACCTACCGCACTTAACTTGTAAATTTCCGGCGCTCGCGATCAAAGGGAAAGACGCCAGTAAAGCAATAGCCAATCTTTTCAATTCTGCCTCCGCTGCGTAACTTATTGCCCGTATTTTTTACACCATTGCTCTGCCATTTGTTTGGCTAAAGGCCCGGCTACTGCACTGTATTCTGCTGTTTTACTTTGCACACATGAAGCAGATGGTTTTTTATTTCGCTGCTCGGTTAGTTTGCGCTCATAAGCCATCATGCTATCGAACCCGGCAATATCACTTTGGCGAAGCATTCCCTTTTTAACCAAAAATTGCTGCCCCTCGGGCACCAGCGCAAGCATAAAAAGTGGTTGTAATAACTCACCTAATCCTTGCTGGCGATACACTTCGAATTGCTGCCATCCCTGACTTAATCTGGAAAGAGTATCTTTGGTTGAATAACCTGTTTTTGTTATAGCTTTGTCCGTCAGATATGCTGTATATGCAAAAACGCAAAAGTCAGTTTTACCAATAAACTGAGTTCCAACAGGCCGTAATGGAATGCCCTCTCTCTTGCAAAAGTCCATAATTGCCGCTTGTGAATGATCCCCACCAGCGTTATTCATAACCTGCTGCCCTGCCCTGTATTGTGCAGGTAACGCAGTTGCATTGGCTGTATTAACAGATACGCATCCCAACATAGCCGCGAGCGCGGTCCCTAAAACCCTTAACTTCACTACACCGTCCTTCATGTAAACAAAATGAAGTTTTATGTTACAAAAACAATCAACTACATCAACATGATTTAGGCCAAATTTCGGTCAAAAAATAAAATCCACAAAAAGTGGTTGACACTATTTTGGAAATCACAAACTGCACATAATCCATCGCGCTAACGGCTCCCGTTGAAGGTTCTTTTGACGATTAACTTTCAGCCGAAGCGCGGTAGGGAGTCATAACGCCAAAGCAGGCCGCCATGTGCGGCCTTTTTTTGTATCCGTCATCCGTGGAGGAAGGACAATGGAAAAGATCGCAATATTCAGCCTGACCACCAGCAAGCCTCAAATGCTCACTGCAATACTGAAAGACGGTGCTCTCATTATTAACGAAGTAAAACCCCTTCCCGCGTCAGCATTGGAGCAAAAGCAAAAAATTCCTCCAGCCATAGCAGCCCTGCGGAAAAGCAAATTTAAGGTACTGGTAGACGAAATTACGCCAACGATCTCCGCTGGCACCGGAGCAAGCCAGGTGACTCTCAAGACCCGTCATGCCGATGGCAGAGCAGCAATCATCGTCGGGATGGAAAGATACAGAGAGTTAAAACTCCAGAAGCTATTATCCCTGCCGCAAAATAACAAAGGTGCTTTCGAAATCCCCGACTCTATCGTTGATACCGAATACAACGGTAACGGAGAAGAAGTCTACAGGGTGAACTGGCAGGATATCAGGCCGGAGCATATTCTGATGATCCTGTGTTGCTACGCGACCGTATACCACAACGTTGCCAGTGCGGATTACGTAGAGCAGATGACCGGTACAGTCGAGAAAGAGCAAAAAACAGGCATACTCGCTTCGTTCCTTTCCATTATTGGGCATGAAAAAGTTAAAGCAGGCACCTCCCAGCCAAAGTCACTGGCTGGGAAAGAAGTTGATGAAGATACCGTGATACTTTGATCACATTAGTAGCTTTGTTAACTCCCTCAACACCAGGTAGAAGAGTAACAAAAATATTGATGCCAGTATTTGAGTGGTCAATGAGGCGTTCATAAACAGATCAATAAGCTTTAACAATTCTAGAATAACATCCATAGACTGGCCCCCTGAATCTCCAGACAACCAGTATCACTTAAATAAGTGATAGTCTTAATACTAGTTTTTAGACTAGTCATTGGAGAACAGATGATTGATGTCTTAGGGCCGGAGAAACGCAGACGGCGTACCACACAGGAAAAGATCGCAATTGTTCAGCAGAGCTTTGAACCGGGGATGACGGTCTCTCTCGTTGCCCGGCAACATGGTGTAGCAGCCAGCCAGTTATTTCTCTGGCGTAAGCAATACCAGGAAGGAAGTCTTACCGCTGTCGCCGCCGGAGAACAGGTTGTTCCTGCCTCTGAACTTGTTGCCGCCATGAAGCAGATTAAAGAACTCCAGCGCCTGCTCGGCAAGAAAACGATGGAAAATGAACTCCTCAAAGAAGCCGTTGAATATGGACGGGCAAAAAAGTGGATAGCGCACGCGCCCTTATTGCCCGGGGATGGGGAGTAAGCTTAGTCAGCCGTTGTCTCCGGGTGTCGCGTGCGCAGTTGCACGTCATTCTCAGACGAACCGATGACTGGATGGATAGCCGCCGCAGTCGTCACACTGATGATACGGATGTGCTTCTCCGTATACACCATGTTATCGGAGAGCTGCCCACGTATGGTTATCGTCGGGTATGGGCGCTGCTTCGCAGACAGGCAGAACTTGATGGTATGCCTGCGATCAATGCCAAACGTGTTTACCGGATCATGCGCCAGAATGCGCTGTTGCTTGAGCGAAAACCTGCTGTACCGCCATCGAAACGGGCACATACAGGCAGAGTGGCCGTGAAAGAAAGCAATCAGCGATGGTGCTCTGACGGGTTCGAGTTCTGCTGTGATAACGGAGAGAGACTGCGTGTCACGTTCGCGCTGGACTGCTGTGATCGTGAGGCACTGCACTGGGCGGTGACTACCGGCGGCTTCAACAGTGAAACAGTACAGGACGTCATGCTGGGAGCGGTGGAACGCCGCTTCGGCAACGATCTTCCGTCGTCTCCAGTGGAGTGGCTGACGGATAATGGTTCATGCTACCGGGCTAATGAAACACGCCAGTTCGCCCGGATGTTGGGACTTGAACCGAAGAACACGGCGGTGCGGAGTCCGGAGAGTAACGGAATAGCAGAGAGCTTCGTGAAAACGATAAAGCGTGACTACATCAGTATCATGCCCAAACCAGACGGGTTAACGGCAGCAAAGAACCTTGCAGAGGCGTTCGAGCATTATAACGAATGGCATCCGCATAGTGCGCTGGGTTATCGCTCGCCACGGGAATATCTGCGGCAGCGGGCTTGTAATGGGTTAAGTGATAACAGATGTCTGGAAATATAGGGGCAAATCCAATCCATGTCATTCACTCCGTTTAATTTTTAATCTAATTCCAGCAAATGAAGCTGGCCCTCGCATAAAGATTAATGAAAGTCACTTGTCACCAGTGAGGGGATTTATGAACCACATCCCCCTGAACTGGTGGCCTGTCTGTTTCTCGCATTTCACACCCTGCATACAGTTTCCCCCAGGTTATGACTGAGGGGCTTTGTTATGGGCTATAGCAGACTCGACGATAGGTACATTGAAGACGATATTTTTCGTGCGCTGTTTCACCAGGAAATGATTAAGCGGGTATCGGAGTATCACTCTGATAATTTCCAGTACACGATAAAGATTGATGAAGTATATCGTTCAGACCTTGCAGCCTACCGGGCGTATGGCAATGCAGATTTGCGCTGGGTATTCCGGGTGCTGGTGGGCCATGAGTCAGAAATGGAAGAAATGCCCGCCGGGACCACGTTAACTCTTCCTGATGTGGCATGGCTGAGGAACAAGATCCGTGATTACGCGAGCGCGGAACCGGAGATAGAAAATGCCTGATTTCCTGAAAAACCAGGACGGGCGCTATATCACTGACGGCCTGTCCTCTAAGGACTTCACGCGTTTATTCGACCTTATCAGGAAAGAACAAACCCGTAAGCGCCGACAAGCTCACCGGACGCTGACGCCAGGTAGACTGAGGAACAAATCCGCCGAAGATATTCTCAAGTTAGGGAAGAAAAAAGGCGGCACGTTCTTCACGCGAGACGACCTGAAAGGTTTCGAAAAGCTACGGAGTAAAACACGCGAAAAATATGACAGCAAGACGGCTGGCATCACATACGCCCAGCTGGTGGCATCCAGCCAGGCAATCGATATTAAGCGTGCAAATAACGCCGTGGATGACGGATCTGGTATCAAAAGAGCTACACCCGTATCTCTTCGCCACAACGTGATTAATATCCGCGTAGAAGCATCGGATATATCCGTCCACCAGCACCATATCGTCCGGATACGCTTTGAAGAATGGGATCAGATGGTCGATGACATCGCAGAAGACGATAAATCAGCTCTGAAAATCACTAAATCACTGTGCGCTGGGCGGGTGTCTTTCGATTGTGACTGTGGTCGTCATCAATACTGGTATCGTTACATCGCTACTGCAGGTAACTTTGCCCTGGCCCCGCCAAAAGAATACGCCTATCCAAAAGTTCGTAACCCTAAGCTACAAGGCGTCGCCTGTAAACACGTGATCCACTCAATGACGCGGTTACAGTCCGCCAGTTGGCAAATGAGTATTGCTCGTGCGTTACAAAAGGCCGCAACGCAAATTGCATTTGGTGACGATCGCCGCCGTACAACCAAACACTTCTCAAAAGAAGACGAGAGGGAGTTTAATCGCAATCGCAACAGTAAAACAAACGTTGACGCTGCCAAGCGCGAATGGAGGCTCTATCAGAAGCGCCAGGCCGCTTTAAGCACAAAACTGGCAAAGGACAACGGCAAAATTGACAAGCTACGTGACCAATTGACCAAAGCCAGAAAGTTGTCAGACGCACAGAAAAAACGGGCGGCAGCAAAAGAAGCGGCCTTGCAACGTGAGAAACAGAAAAACAAGGAGCTTCAGCAACGCCTTGCCGATCAGTTCGCACTGAAGAAGCAGGCGTTCATTGATGCGCTTGTCATGGCAGGAACGTCACCTGAGCAGGCTGAAAAAATGTTCATGGAGTATGTGAAGAAAGGTTCTTGATTGATAACATAGGCGGTTATCCCGCCTATGTTATTACTTATCATTTAAGATAGATTGATGTTCGTATATTCTTTTTACATCATCTACCAATTTATTAATACCGTATAAACCTGTATCTTTATAAAAATCAGTTTGTTCGACTGCCTTTAGTAAATCAGCAAAATCCTCTTGGGTGGAAATGCTTTCGCCTTTGGTTTCATATATATCAACTATTGCCTTTATCCCATAAAACAGGGATATTCTAGCGTCCTCAACTTCTTTCTTTTCACCTTCAATTTTAGCCAATGATTTACGTTGATCTTCTATTTTCTTTTCTAGACTTAAACGCTCATCTTTTTTTGTTCTATTTCTTTCTGTAACTCATCTAATCTTGCTTGCTCTTTTGAGTCAAATTCACGGTCAATATGTCTTATTTGCGCATAATTTCTACCAGTTAGTTTTGATATACGCATAGTAATATAAGGCATTACTATGGACGCAACAGTGCCATATATAAACGGCATAACAAAGTGAGCTAAAAACGGAGGTACAATGAAGGTTCCCAAATAAGGGACTTGATATTTGTCACCAATCCATACTATAGATAGTGTTGTGTATATATCATATTTTGATTTAAACAAAATCAATATTTCTTGCCAGTTAGAAATTAAAAATGAAATAAAAATATAGGCAAAAACCTTATTAAACAACTTATCTTTTACAGCGTCTTCTAACAGATTTTTGGTAGAGGGGTTTTCCTTTTCTATTGATGAATCAGCGCTCATATAATTACCAAATATTTAAACATTGATTTTATGTAAAAGCGGTCATCCAGACCGCAAAACTTAAACACCAACCAGACTTTCCAGTGGAATACCAAACTGGGCATGTAAACGACGAATCATAGGTAACGTCAAATTTCGTGTCCCATTAAGCACTTCGTAAACACGGTTTGACTTACCAATTGCCGGTTCCAGATCCTTCACGGTCAGCCCTTGCTGTTCCATGCGGAATTTAATGGCTTCAATAGGTGATGGTGGCTCAATTGGGTAATGTTTTTTCTCGTACTCCTCAATGAGAAGACACATGACCTCAAAGAAATCACCTTCCGGGGTGTTCATTTCCGGTTCGTTATCGAACATCGGTTCGACCGCACGCAGTGCGGCCTCATAATCTTGTTCTGTACGGATAGGTTTAATGTTCATGATTTACTCCAGTTCTATTGTATCCGCGTCAATGGCATCGTATTCCTTGTGTGTTCCAATAAACTTAACGAACATCCATCCTCGCTGATAAGCAATTGCGACAATTAACCTGTAATCATTTCCCTTAATATTGAACACCACGCGCCTGTTTTTAAGGATGCTGGCTGTCCGGTACTGTTCTTTGATCTCAGCCGGATTTTTCCAGTCAGCCTTTGTTGCTTCATCAACCCATGCCTTTAAAGGCTGTTCTGCATCGGGATTCTTCGCCCAAAAATCCCTTAGTGTTTTTACCGAAATTATTTTCATCACAGATTCCTTCTCACTGAAAGTATAGTAGTCCCAATATGGGACAATGTAAAGCACTTTAGTCCCATGCTGGGATATGAATTGAAATCACAATCTCCAGACAATGCACCCTCGATACCTGATAAATCGACCTTTGAGGATGCTTATGGGCCGTTTTGACGAATGGTTTGCTGACGATGCAAACCTGGCAAGTAAGGAGTCAGAACATGACAGCACGCAGAGAGAAACGCCAGCGACGGTTGAAGCGGATGCAGGAAGCGCGCCGGAACATGGCAATGCCGGACCGGATTCATTCAGCATTCTGGAAGAGCAATCCACCGCCGAAGCTGATAGCCATGATAATTTTGCTGATAGCAACGGTGGCCTTACTCCGGACGCTGGCGAATCAGATATAGCCATACTTCCACCTTCCTTGGCTGGCAGAGAACCGACGCCACAGCTAAAAGCACGCTATAACGGGCATAAAGCCTTTAACGACCAAATCCGCGCAGACTGGATGCTGATTATTGAATCCAGCCCAGACGCGTTTCAGGCTCTCTTATATCGACCAGATGTTGGCACATATGGGGTAGTCAGCGACGAAACAGGAGAAGAGTCATTCACTGAACTGGATAACAACCAACGCGAACTGACTTACCAGGAACCTGAAATCGTTTATGTGCTGGATAACCCTGACGGGCGTGACTCTTTCCATGCGATTGACGCAGACGGTGAGCAGGATGGCTTAACCGATGATGTTCTGATTCTGCGTATTGCAGCAAATAACGTCCCCGTCGGATCAATTCTTGAATGGAATGAAGAGATGGTAAACGGCGTAGCCCGCCGCTGGTGGTACGTGCACCGTATTTTTAGCTACGGCACACAACATGTTGGTTCGCTTTACTACTGCATACCTGCCAGAAATTTTGATACGACTCAAAACGGAGTGATCGAATGACTTCAAATAAAACCCTCCTGGCGCGAACAGGTGAATGGCAAACCTCACGCACAGGGAAATTCCAGACCACGGGCTTTGAAAACGTGGATAACGCGTTTGCTACGCTAATCAGCAATATCTTTTCTGATATCTTACTGGTGGCCCCCGCGCCGGAAGAAAAACGCTTTGCGTCATTCCTGAATCGTCCACCAGCAGAGCGTGTCTATGTGGCCCGTTTCGACAATGCGATCGAGTTTCTTAAAGCAGTTCGTCGCGCAAATGCCGGGCAAGGGAGAAAACCTGAAAACCAGAACATTAACCGGGATGCTCTCCCCCTGGTCAATATCTCACGCACTATGGATATCAATTATATCAACGATGATCAGCAGATTGACCGCAAAAAAGTAGCCAGTTTTTGCGAACCGGATACCGGAATGCCTTTAGCAGAACTGGAATACACCCAGGCCATTCTGACGTATGACGTTACGTTAATGGCAACTGATAAAGCGACCATGAGTCTGATGTGTAATTCGCTGGGCGCACGGCTTCGCCTGATGACAGGTACACAATTTGAAGCAACCACTCACCTTGTTCGTGTCCCGGTCCCGCTGATTTGCTCGATACAGGATGCCAAAGAAGTCGGCTTTACGGATGTTTCAGCACCAATTGGAGAAGAGCGTATTTATGCCACACAAGCGCCGATAAGTGTGATTACAGACGTGATCACAGCATGGGAGTTGGACGCAAAACGTATTATTACCGAAACCTCGATATCTATGGGGTGATAAGTGGCCCAGGAGTTACAACAATATTTTCTACAGTCAGTGCTCATTAACGATAACAAAGTGCCTCGAGACTGGATTTTTACCGCAGTATATGTAGAAAAAACCAGCCTCAAAGCCCCTTTGCTAAAACTGGAAATTCATGACGCTACCGGCACCGTAATTGATGACTGGAAAGCCAAATACGGTGCATCGCTGGTGGCTGAAATGGGCGATCCAAACGGTAATGCAGGCACTTTTAAAACAGATTTCTTTGTTACGTCTGCAATGCTGGCTGGTGATGTTGTTACCGTTATTGCTGTCAGTGAAGACGTGCGCAGGTTTAAGATCCCCTCCCCGCGCACAAATTTACATACCAACAAAACACCAGACGCTATATTCAAGGCATATTCCGGCAAGCTTAAAATTACCAGCAGCGTGCTAAAACGCGCAGTTACATATCATCTGAATGCCGGTGACAAACCGTCAAAAATGCTTTCGGAGATAGCGCGAGACAAAGGTGCATTATGTTGGGTATGCCGGGGGGAATTTAACTTTTACACCCTGGCTGATCTGATGAAGCAAACGCCATCATTTACCTACGAGGGGAATAACCCTAAAGCAGAATACACTTTGTCCAAAATGCGCCTACTCCAACAGGAACATGCGACAACAGCAAAGAATCAATATCGTTTTGTTGGGTATTCCATGACCGATGGCTACGTCGAATATGGCGATAGCTCACTCCCAGTGCGTTATATATCCGACTCTGATATGGAAACTCTTCGCAATATGCAGCTGTCTCTCGTCCCCAAAATGGATATAGAAGTCGCAGGCAATCCTGATATAAAACCGGGGATGGTAATAGAGATTATCGTATACCGCTATGACCAGGAAAACCGCATTGATGAATCAATGCCCCGTAAGCTGATAGTAAAAAATGTTGCGCACTTTGAGGACCGCGTAGGCTACACAACACGAATGATATTAGGAGTGCCGAACAAATGAAGCGTAGAGCGCAAATTGTTGGAACTGTGCACCCGGCAGGGCTTATGCGTGCTCAAGTCCGTGTTTTACCTGACTGGAATGGCGTTCCTGATGACGATCTACCCTGGGCGGAATACCTGTTACCCATCGGAAACGCTTTTGTACCCACAGTCAAAGGTGACCTGGTCTGGGTAGAGTTTCCTTATTTAGATGTTAACGGTCGAATAGACACCAGACGCCCAATGATAGTTGGTGCCGCTCAGGATGCACCGGGAGGAATTCCAAACGTTGCACCAGAAGCATCTGGCAAAGGCAACGGCTGGACGCCGCCGGAAGTAGATGGAGCACCTCCCCGCCCCCAAATCTCAGCAACGAAAGACTTCGTTATTCACCGCAACAATATTCTTGAAGTACGAACTGCTGGTGGCGGCTATGAAATTGCCAATACGGCAGCAGGCTCAAGGATTGGCATGAATGAGTCCGGGCAGATATATATCATTGGTCCGGCTGATGTAATCGTGAATGCAGGAGGGAGTGTTAACGTCAAATCAGCCAACAACATCAATGTTAATGGGGAAAATATTGCTGTCACCGCTAACGGGGACATAGCTTTCAAGGCAGGGGGAACCTTTCAGGCCACTGCTGGCAACTTCGATTTCAAGAAAGGATAGAAAATGCACCCATTTGTGTTAGATAATTAACGCGTATTTTCTAACACAAATGGTGAGAAATGAGATCAGTCGCTTTCAAAAATATCTTCATCTATCGTCTTTCACGCGAAGTTAGCTGGGATACTGCAGAAGTAAATGCAGCCCTTAGCAAGTTTGTGTTTACCCCATGCGGTTCTCAGGATATGGCTAAAGCTGGTTGGACCTCCGTTCTTGGTGACAACCTCACACATGAATACCAGGGTTTTCTGCTAATACAGCATAAGCGAGAAGAAAAAATTCTCCCCTCGCAGGTGCTCAAGGAAGAGTTGCAGAAAAAAGTCCTGAAACTCGAAGAAGAGCAAGCCCGCAAGCTGAAGAAAACGGAAAGAGACAGTCTTAAAGATGAAGTCCTGCATTCACTTTTGCCTCGCGCGTTCACGAGAAAATCACTTGCCAAAATCCTGATCGACCGCAGCAACCATCTGGTATTCGTTGAGGCAAGCAGCGCCAAAAAGGCAGGGGACCAGCTGGCTTTATTGCGAAAATCGCTCGGCAGCCTGCCTGTCATTCCATTCACACCACGCGAACCGCTGGAAATTACAATGACCGAGTGGTTTAAAAGCGGCTTCCCTGCCGGATTTACAGCAGGTGAAGACGCCACATTAAAGGGTCTGCTCGATAATGGTGGTGCCGTTCGCTGCAACAAAGTTGATCTACAGTCCGACGAGATTATGTCTCACATTGAGGCGGGGAAAGTAGCTACGACCGTTGCAATTAACTGGATGGAACGCGCGTCGTTCAGAGTCAACGATGATATGAGTATCAAAGCCCTGACATTCTGTGATGATCTCTATGACCAGAATGACGATATCGACCGGGAGGATGTAGCACAACGATTTGATGCTGATTTCGTGCTCTTTACGGGCGAATTATCTGCACTGTTTAACGCGCTGGTGGAGGCCATTGGCGGTGAAGCAGAACGTTAACCTTCGATATGGTTCAGTTTGCAGTGGAATTGAAGCCGCGAGCATTGCCTGGGAACCGTTGGGTATGCGTCCGGCGTGGTTTGCTGAAATTGAGCCTTTTCCATCTGCCGTTCTTGCGCACCGCTGGCCTCATATCGCCAACCTTGGCGATATGACAAAACTTGCCAAAAAAGTCCTGGCTGGGGAAATCGAATCCCCTGATGTGCTCGTCGGGGGAACACCTTGTCAGGCATTCAGTATCGCGGGATTACGTGGTGGGCTTGATGATGAGCGCGGCGCGCTAACTTTGAAGTATGTGGAGCTTGCAAATGCAATTGACGACAAACGGTCTGAGTCCTTCCTCAAACCGACAGTTATCGTCTGGGAAAATGTCCCAGGAGTCCTGTCATCGGCAGATAACGCCTTCGGATGTTTCCTTGCCGGATTGGCTGGAGAAGATGCACCATTTGAACCAGGTGATCGACCTGAATCAGGAAAAAGTAACGCGTTCTGGCGGTGGGATGGCAAAACCGGTTGCCATGCTCCAAAGTGGCCGCAGTGTGGTTGTATTTATGGACCGCAGCGAAAGGTGGCCTGGAGAATACTTGATGCCCAATACTTCGGAGTGGCACAACGACGCCGACGCGTGTTTGTTGTCGCAAGTGCTCGAACAGACCTCGATCCCGCAACGGTACTTTTTGAGTTCGAAGGCGTGCGCCGGGATATTGCGCCGAGCAGAGGCGAGGGGAAGGAAGTTGCCGGAAATGTTGGAAATGGCATTAAAAGCGGGAGCCATTGGGATAACCCTGTAAATCCTCACCCGACACTTGCCCGATCGCACAATACCGGCGGGACGGGTGCAAGCAACCAGGAGATTTTTTCACAGCGCGGAAGTGGGCTTGTCGGTGCTTACCGGATGGTAGCATTTGGTGAGTATGCGGATGATGAGGCGGCTTCCACGGTCAAGGCCAGAGATTTTAAGGATGCAACCGACCTGGCTGTTTTTGACAGTGCGAACGTCGGAGTGGCAGTACGTCGCTTAACGCCTGTCGAGTGCGAACGCCTGCAGGGCTTTCCTGACGGGCACACGTTGATCCCTACGGAAAAGCGTAAAAAAGTTTCTTCAGATGAACTGGCATACCTTCGCAATCACTATCCAGATTTAAGCGAAGAAGAGGCCGCGATGCTTGCAGCTGACGGACCGCGTTACAAAGCGATCGGCAACAGCATGGCAGTTCCTGTTATGCAATGGATAGGGTGTCGCATTCTTGCGACCGTAGCGGATAAACAGCAAAAAACAATAAATACCATTACCTACACAAGAAAACTCCGGACTCCGGATGAATATGAACGCCCAATATTCAAATGGGTAGGCGGTAAATTCTCAGAGTTGCCTACAGTGCTTGAGCATCTACCACACGGCAAGCGGTTAATAGAACCATTCGTTGGTGGCGGTTCCGTATTTACGAATGCAGGATTTCGCCACAACCTGCTTAATGATATTAACGGTGACCTGATTAACTTCTATCAGACATTGCAGCGAGAGGGACATTCGCTCGTCACGCTGGCATATAGTTTTTTCAAAAATTACAACAACGCTGACGCTTACCTCGAAGTGCGCGAGGCATTTAACAGAGGAAAGTATGACCAGCTACATCATGCTGCCGCCTTTTTGTACCTTAATCGGCACTGTTTTAATGGCGTAACGCGGTACAACCAAAATGGCGAGTTCAACGTGGGGTATGGCAAATACAAAGCGCCCTACTTCCCACATGCAGAGATGGAGGCATTTTTGGCTGATGACGTACTCAAAAACACGTCCTTTGTATCAGGTGACTTTGCTGGCGTCATCGAGGCGGCTGGTGAAGGCGATGTGATTTTTTGCGATCCGCCGTATGAACCGCTGCCGGATACAGAAGGGTTTACCAGTTATTCAGGAAATAGCTTCCGTTTCGACGAACAGAAACGGCTGGTATCTCTATTGGTGGAAGCCCACCAGCGCGGCGCTAAGGTAGTGATAACAAATAGTGGTGCGCCAAACATCCGTGAACTATATGAACGAAACGGGTTTAAAGTACATCATATGGCAGCCAGACGGTCGGTGTCCTGCAAGGCGTCAACACGTGTAGTTGCTAACGATATAATTGCAATAATGAAGTAAAAAACGCCGCAGTAGCGGCGTTTACTTTTTTATGTGGCGAAATACCTATTAACCTAACTTCGCCCAGGTATCACGCAGCCCAACGGTGCGGTTAAATACCGGTTTTTCCGCCGTAGAATGGCGGCTGTCGAGGCAGAAATAACCTTCACGCTCAAACTGGAATGCTTTACCCGCTACCGCTTCTTTCAGCGACGGTTCAGCAAAACCCTGTTTGATCACCAGCGATTCCGGGTTAATCACCGACAGGAAATCATCCGCAGCACCTGGGTTCGGCACGCTGAACAGACGATCGTACAGGCGGATTTCAACCGGCAGCGCATGTGCCGCGCTCACCCAGTGAATAACGCCTTTCACTTTACGACCATCTGCCGGATCTTTGCTTAAGGTGTCGGCGTCATAAGTACAGAAGATGGTGGTGATATTGCCTTCGGCATCTTTCTCCACGCGTTCAGCCTTAATGACGTAAGCATTACGCAGACGCACTTCTTTACCCAGCACCAGACGTTTGTACTGCTTGTTAGCTTCTTCGCGGAAATCGGCGCGATCGATCCAAATCT